TTCTGGGGCTTAGTTTCTTTTTGTGCGAATTTCGCAAATGTCAGCAATCGCTTTGCAATTGGTAACATCTTCTTTTGTATGGTAAAGGCATCATTCTTGCTTAGATCACCATAAGATGATCCGCTTACTGAGCCTGTTCCGCCATATGCAGCCATAATTTACTCCTATCTTATTGTTAGTCGGGAATTACCTCCCATAGTTCTTCATCGGACATGTTATCCGTGTTTCTGGTTTTTACGGGTGCGGAGTTACCTAAAAGTCCAGTTGCTGCTGCTCTTTTAGATTGTCGTTTTGCGCTTGCTTTTGGAATTGCTTTCTCTGGTTCTTCTTCAGAGGGTCGCCACGCATCTTGACCCAATTGGGTTGAAAGGAATAAATCCATTACAGAAGAGTGATCTACTGGGTCAGTTGACTCAGTCATCATCTTTGTCATTGCAGGACTACCTAAAACAAATGCCTGAAAGTCAGGGTCTTTGTCTATTTCTCTGTAGTCTTCTCCTATATTATTTACCATATATTTTTCATGGTAACTTAGGAACTGCTGATAGTTGTTCTCTTTACTCTGTTCTTCTAAATACTTTATACGTTCTTGCGCCTGTAGAGTAGCTTCATGCATGGAAGTTCCAGCTTTAGCCATCTCATGTTGGATCATCTTTTTGAACGTAGAAGAAAGTTCAGAGAACTCTTCCATAGTTTCTTTGTCTGCCTTATTAAAGAACGCCTCTGAATTAGTTGGGTCGGCAGGGGGTACTTCCGTTTCTGAAAGTCCTTGCTTCACTCTACCTAATACTTGTTCACGCTCAACGTCTCTGAGTCTTAAGTCATTGACATCTTCTTTTAGTCTTGCAGACTCTTCATTCCTCTTATGAAACTCCTTCTCTAAATTCTTGTAACGAGCCTCATAATCATGCTGTGGTTCAGGTTCTTCCTCCTCTTCCTCCTCTTCCTCTTCAGCCCCTTCCTCTTCTGATTCAGATTCCTCCTCTGGAGGGGTGTCCTTTTCAGTCGATTCTTCTTCTGCTTCAGATTCCTTGGGTTCTTCGGATTCTTCTTCCTGATCCCATAATTCCTCGTCAGAGGTTTCTAAATCTTCCGATTCTTCTACCTCTTCTGCTTGCACCTCTTCTTCTGACATATTCTCCTTCCAATGTCCCGACTAGCGGATTGGTTAATATTGGCCCTTTCCTTATGGTGTAAAGGCTATTCTTACTTTGGTTCAGCAATATCAAGCATTTCTTGCCATGCCTGAATCTTACCGATAGATACATTATGCCTTGAAACTGACTCTTGGTCAACTAATTGTTTCGATTTAATTATATCATATGCATCTTGTATTCTTTTTTCAATCATTTCTTTATAAATTTGCCATCCCGGTGATTGGGATAACATACTAAGTATATCATTGCGGGGCATTTTCTGCGAACTCCTGTTGTCTTATAGTGGTTGCATCTGGCCCTCCTTGAAGCCTTTCCTGTGCTTGTTGTGCTCCTAGGGGGTCTTCAGGCATCTGTCCTTGAGGTGGCCCTTGCTGTTCTTGTGGCTGTCCTTGTGGTTGTTGCATTTGTTGTTGAGCCTGTTGTTCTTGGACTTGTTGCTGGATCATCTGCTGCTCTTCCATCATGGCCTGCTGGTCTGCCTGAGCTTGTTCCTCCTCCATCTGCTCACGCAGTAGAACACTATTATTCTCTAAATTAGCTGGATGGAGGATATTACCTTGTTTTATTAATTCTAATCTTTCTTGCATCTCTAGTTTACGCTGGTCTTGAGCTACAGCCTGCTTCTCTTCTAATATAGCCTTAGTCTGTGCTAGAGCTATATTGGATTGGGTTTGCTCTTGTATCTGTTGAGATGCTAACTGGGACTGCTGTTGAGCAGCTTCTTGTGTTGCCTGTTTTTGTGCTTCAGCTTGTTCTTGAACCTGTTTTTGCTGTGCCTGCTGCTGGGCTTGCATTTCCTGTGTAACCTGCTCTTCTGTTTTAAGAACCTTATCTGGCTCCATGTTAAATGCACGTAGGAGTGGTCTGGAGAATGCTTCCTGTTTAAGGTACTGCTTAACTTCTGGCATCTGACCTACTACTTGCAGGAAGTTGATAAGTTGTGTATTGTGAACCTCTTTTGCTACATATTGTTCGTAACCTGTTGATATTGTTTCGTAATCACCCTTGATAGACATGTCTGTGGAGTCTACCATTAGCCAGCGGTATACAGCACTTATGTTCTTAGTTATCATTGAAGATACTGAGCGTACTACGTCTGCTGTCTGCCTGTTTGCATTTGAATTAAGAATGGACATTCCTGTTGCAGTCTTAGTCTGTGAGGGAGATTGGTCACCATAGCCTATGCTAGTCTGACCTGAATCTAGGTCTGCTTCACGTTCAAGCTGTTGAATTACTTGAAGAAGTCCGTTTGTAACGTCTGGAATTTGTACTGAAGCAAAGGAATCTCGGACTGAAGCTCCGGGTTTTACACGAAACTGCTTACCCGGATATATCTGTTCTGTGTCAGTACCCGGCTCAAATGCGTTGGGGTCTATAACTGTAAGTGGTGCCGCAGATAAGGACTTACCCTCTATCATCATTGCATAGGAAAAGTTGAGGATAGCCTGTGCATCTCTTATTGCATAGTATATACCGTCTCCCCATATTGACTCTGGATTCTTTTGCCAGTTACAGAAGTGGAATGGTAGGGTGTCATCGAATGGATTTTCTGCAATCTTAACAACCTTATCACCTATTACTGTAATAACGACAGGGATAGAATCTGGCATATCCTCTGACTCAATTGGGATATGATGTTCTAGGTCTTCTCCATCTAAACGCCCCCAAAACTCTAATACTTCAAACTTCTTTAGTCTTGTGGCTGAAGTCTCGTTATTCTTTTGAGGATGTTCGCTGTCGTCCCATCCATGTGCAAGACCCACCTCTTCCTCAATAACTGAATCAAGTGCGCCCGGAATAAAGCCTTCTACTGTCTTTGAAAGTTTTTTGAGTTGAATTTTACTAAGGAATGATCTCTGGATGACATAGTCTGCATCCTCTGCATTGATTGCCTCTGGAGATGGAAATACGTTCCATATACTGACAAACTTACATGCAGGCATTAGTTCTTGTTCAAGGAACGACTCAACTGCAACCATTTGGTCTGGAGTCTTAACCGTAGTGTAGACAGGAAAGTTCTTGTGTTCAAGGGAAATTCCCTTCGTACATCCCGTCCCATACAGGCACATCTCGTGTATAGAGTGCTGAACCTCTTCATTATAATTCGTTCTTTGAAGAATGTCACGAATCTTAAACTCCATCTGCTTAGAGCGTTCAAGGATTGCGTCATCAAACATGTCAGGTCTGTCCGGCGGTGCTTGTAAATCTGGAGGGAAGAACCTTGGTTTGCGTGAGGGTGTAATACTGAACGGTACCTTCCCATCTTCAAATAGTAACGTATTAACCTTAATCTTCGCTGAATTAATCTTACGCCGAGTCTGATTGACAAATATACCCCTTTCACTTGCCAACTCATGCGCCTTCGATATTTTTGAGGGGTACTTTCCTCTGTAAGCATCGTAAGCCTCTAGCCAATGTTGTTCATGATCTCTACGGTAATCCTTTGCCTCTTCAAACTTTTCCTGTACTACCTTGGCAAAATCATCTACATCTACGGTTGTTTCTCCAATCTTCATCTCTTCTGTATCAGATTCCTCATTTTCATATTCTGCCATTAACACTCCTTTGATTTATATGGTGCATCCCCTTGTACGCATTGCCATTTTGATTCGTACTTTGATCTTCCGTCTAACCAGTATCCTATTTCTAATTTCTTGTTACCACTAGAAGCACATCCAGATAATAGTAAAACTAGCAATAATATCCTCATCCTATAGTATCTAAAGTAAAGTCTATAATATCACCATTTTCCATAGTAAGTATATATGTTTCTTCATTTGTGTATTTATATAGAACCCCCATTATATCAGAAAGCATATCTATTGCAGTAATATTGCCAAAGTTGTGACGTGCAACGTCTACCAAGTCTTGTAGTATCGGTTGCACCTCTTCTTTAAACCTTTCTTCATCTGATAGGGAATTCTTTTCAAAATCAACCTTAATTACTTTCCCCATGATTAGAGGTTGGATGGCTGATATAACCTTAGCTCTGGCTTCATATATCTCCTATTTATATTCTTATCCCATTCTGACATTGCAGGGAACATCTTACACCCAAAACATGCAATAGCCAAGGCCATTACACAGTCATCGTGACTGCCTGCTTGAGCAGCCATTTTTCCGTTGGGCATATTTACAAATGTCTGTAGCTCATCCAGAATTTTGGGACTCCTGATCTTTATCTCATCTTCCCTGATTAATTCCTTTAAATAATCTATTATCAGGGGTTTAGACTTTACCGTTGTATGGAACCCTAACTTCCTTGCCGACCTGCTAGACCGTTCATCTAAAATCTTTTCTGAGTACAGGTCAGGATATATATGTATGTCTGAAAGAAACTTCAAAGTTACTAAACCATGATTATTCCTTTCTACAATCAATTTTGCATTATTGTACCATTTGCCCAAACTTGCAAGCTGCCATGCAAATAAGTCTGGATCAATCTTAACACGTATAGTTGCCACCTCATCCATGTTGGTTGCGTCTAAGACGACACCTACACTCCAGTCTGTGTCTCTACCTACGTCTAACCCCTCTGATATGTCTGCGCCTATACGGTACTCTTTACCGGGT